ACAGCTCCAATATTCCTAAGTCCTGACAGTGGCGCGGTATTAAATACCTCTCAGATTGAGGTTGAGTGGTCCTCACTTGACCAAATTAAGTATGAGATAGAAGTCCTCGAGAATGGATCCCGGGTATGGTTTGAGGCAGGAACTACAGCCAAGAGAACAGACGTGGAGTACCCTCTCAAGAATGGCATGACCTACTCAATAAAACTCCGAGTGATTTCTGCTCAGGATGGATTGTGGAGTCCATGGTCTACCGAGACGGTAACTACTCAGTTTATTGCTCCAGCTATTCCAACGTTGGCTCTTGAGAATGATTTCAACTCAGGAACTATTATTCTTACTTGGAATGAAGGAACACCAGCCACCGCAACAGTCCCAGTCAGCGCGGACGTACTGAGAAGGGAATACAATGACTCTCTTCCTCAGGAGTTTCAAGTGGTTGCTGCCGGGTTACTACCAAATGACACTTGGATTGATTACACACCAGCAAGTGACCAAACTTACGAGTACAGAGTTCGAGTATGGGGACCAAATGAGACCTCCACTGACAGCGCTGTTGTTGAGGGAGAGATCCTCTTTGACCATGCTTTTCTTCATAGAGCTTATGTCCTTTCAGATGTGCTACTGATTAATGTTGGAGACAGCCGAGAGCAAGAATTTGAGTTCTCAGGTGAGGCAATGTTCTTTTCTAATAGGAAGCTTCCTGTTTATGAACATGGTTTCACTGAAAAGAACCAGCTTGACATTGGCTTCATAGTTGACTCACCAGACGAACTCAGGGGAGTAATTAGCTTTATTAAACGAAGGGAGACCTTCCTATACAGGGACAGCTCAGGGAGGCGATTCTATTGCGTTGCTCTCCAGCCAAAAATAGTTGACTTACCTGTTAAGGGCTTTGAATTTTCTATGAAGCTCTTGGAAGTTGACTATATAGAGGAGGGGAGATAATGCAAGAGCTTTCTCGTAATGGTTATACGAACGAAGAAATAAGAGATATGCTCCATGGTAAACATGGCTCAAGGGTGATTAATTTTCGATACGATTTGCTTGACAAAAATGAGAATAAAAAAGGGGAACTTCTCCGCGTTGTAAAGGGAGAGGTTTCTATGAGTTCGTTCTCAACAATAAAGAGAACAGCAAAGTTCACACTGGAAGAGGAGGGACTGACAGCCTCCCAGCGCTCCAGAAAGGCAACGTGGAATGATTTCGCTGGAATGACTTGGAGCGACTTGGCAAATAACTAATAAGGAGTGATTTACTTGGCTACTAGAACTAGCAATATAGGTCTCTATAATTGGGTAGCTAGTGACGATATTGAGGTAACAGTCCCTCAACAGTCAGCTAACGCGGACCTTTTAGAGACAAGATTCAGACAAAGAGAAGTAAGCGTTAAAGACTATGCTTTCGGTGCTAAAGGAGATATGAACCTTTCGACTCAAGCTGGTACTGACGATACAGCAGCATTTCAGAAGGCTCTTGATTTGGCTAAGCCAGCTCTTGCCTCTGTCAATATATTTATTCCGGATGGAATTTATAAGATGACTTCCGAGTTGAAATTCTACAGTAATACCACAATTACTTGCGGTCCAAACGTGAGGGTTGTAAGGGCTCATGCTGGTTACCTAGCAATGAACGGAAACAGATCCACAGAGACGTCTCCGAGTACTGCTCCCGGGTACACTGGACGAGGTAACATTTCAATTTACGGTGGAGACTGGGACGGAAATGGAGGCAACCAGTCAAGTAAGGCTGCTGTTTTCCACCTCGGTCATGGTGACAAGATAAACTTTATTGGTGCTCTCGTCCGAGATTGCGCCAACAGTCACCATATTGAGTTCAATGCTTGTAAAAATATATATGTTGAAAATTGCAAGTTCCTCGGTTGGTTTGGCTCTACTGATGATTTTAACGAAGCTATTCAGTTAGACATTTCCAAAGGAACTCCAACGATAGGACCGGGAGACAATACTCCTTGTGAAAACGTTTGGATTCTTAACAACCACTTTGGAGATTCTGGAACCACTGGAGCGAACCATATAGCTCGTGCTTTCGGATCCCACACCTCCACTATTGGTGTGTGGCACAAAAACGTGAACTTCATTGGGAACACTGTCAAGGATTGCTTGAGTTTTGCTGTTCGGTTGTATTCAACAAAGAATTTCACTGTCACTGGAAACAACTTCGTCAATGTTGGAGCTGGAATTAATGTTCGTACTCCGATTGTAGGAACCGGAACCACAGAGGACACTAAGGACGTAAATGGAGTCCAGACAGGAGGCTCTCAGACTTGTGAGGGCGGTGACATTAGCGGAAACGTCTTTGAAGGTGGTATGACTGCTGGTAGGTGTATTGAGCTCTATGGAGAGACCTCAGGACGCGTGAAAGGTGTTTCTGTTGCCAACAACACAATTACACTGAGTAGATCCACCTCCATAAATGATGCAATTTGCTTACACCAGACAGAAGACTCGACAGTCATTGGAAACAGGATATATGGAGCCTTTGGAGCTGCTGTCATTGTTAAGTCCTCAAGTTATAACAATACCATTTTCGGTAACACAATGGATGACATTGGCAGAAACGGTATTCATGTTGAGGACAGCTTCTATACAAGTATTAATGGGAACACAATTTCAAGGGTTCAAAACTCTGGAATTTACTTCTCGGCTGGTGAAATGATTACGATTGCTGGCAACACAATAAGTGGAGCAAATGGAGTGGCTGGCTCAGGAAATACTTACAACCATGTTCGCGGCGTTTCTGCAACTCTGAGGGTGAGTATTACTGGGAACACATTCAGGAATTACTCAACAACTTATGTCACTACTCACGCGGTCTACTTGACTAATACAGTCCAAGACGTTGCCATGACCGGAAACATGGGAGCTGGCTTCACGTTGTTTGTCGGTACTACTGATGCAGCTAGAAAGGTGACCACTGGGAACCTTGGCACTGTTGCGTAATAAATGGGAGGGATGAAGATGGCTAGTATAAGCGATTACTTCACGATTCAAGAGGAAGTTGTCGAGGATAAGGTTGATTGGTTGAGTGATAGAATTCAACCTTTCGTACTTTTCCAGATGCCTGACGGTGGTTGGGTGGAGTTCTCACTAGGGATCTTCATCCTTTCCACTCCAACAAAGAAAGACAGATATGGAATTATTGAAAGGGAAATTGAAGCTTATGACGGCTTGGTAATTCTTGACCAAGATAAATTCACAAAGCGGACAGCTTTCGCGGCTGGCTTGACTTATGAGAAAGTTGTCACTGACATTCTCAAGAGTGCTGGTATTAAGAAAATGAACCTTCGTTTCTCCGGAGATAAAACCCTGAGTACAGTCAAGGAGTTTGGTGTTGGTGAGAGTAAACTTACAGCGATCAACTCCTTGCTGGCTGAGGTTAATATGGTGGAGCTTTGGGTTGACGTTGACGGTTACTTTGTAAGTTACCCTTACGAGTCACCTGACAAGCGTGCTATTGATTACCACTACAGTGACCAAGACCTTTCAGTCATTGTTGAGGGAGCAGAAGAAGAACTTGATTTATTTGATATTCCGAATAGTTGGGTTGTGACAGTTTCAAACCCTGAGTCAACTCCACTGGTGGTCACTAAAACGAACACCTCCAAAGAGTCACCTACAAGTATTGCTGCTCGAGGTAGGACCATAGTTGACGCTCGTGAGATTGACGATATTGCAGACTTGACAACTCTTAAGGCATATGTAGACCGGATAGCTTTCGAGGCTTCTCAGGTATATGGAAGGATCAAATTTGACTCTCCTATTATGCCAATGCACGAAAACTATGACGTCATTCACTTTGTTTACACACCTCTTGGTATTGACGGAAAGTTCGCTGAGATGAACTGGACAATTCCTCTTGAGGCTGGAGCTCAAATGAGCCATGAACTGAGAAAGGTGGTGAGCATTGAATGATTAACCCTCAGGACTTGATTGACTTAATTGAAATGATGATTGACAAGAAAAGCAAAAAGCCTTTTAAGCTTGGTACTGTTGACCCGGCTCATACAGAAGGAATGAACCCTAGAGTTATATTTGACGGTGAGCTGGAGCCTTCCATTAAGAGATATACTCACTTGAGTTCTTATAACCCTAAAGGTGGAGACCGAGTGATTATGGCTCACATTGGTAAGACTTACGTGGTCCTTGGGAAAATTGGTCCTTATGCTGGAGGATCCGGAGGAGGAACTCCCGGAGCTGACGGAGTAGGGCTCCAATTTACTTGGAATGGTACTCAGCTTGGAGTCAAACGTGAGACGGACACACTTTATAAATATACAGACCTTAAAGGATCCAAGGGTGACACTGGTCTAACTGGTCCTCAAGGTCCAACTGGAGCCACTGGAGCAACAGGTCCACAAGGCTTGAAAGGTGACACCGGAGCTCAGGGACCTCAAGGTCTCAAAGGTGATACTGGCTCACAAGGTCCCGTTGGTTTAACCGGACCAGCAGGACCTAAGGGTGACACTGGAGCAGCAGGACCGCAAGGCTTGAAAGGTGATAAAGGAGACCCGGGCGCTCAAGGTCCAATTGGTTTAACAGGTCCAGCAGGACCAAAAGGTGACACCGGAGCAACTGGCGCGGTAGGACCTCAGGGTCCTCAAGGTCCGATTGGTTTGACTGGAGCTACTGGTCCAAAAGGTGACACTGGAGCCACCGGAGCAACAGGTCCAAAAGGTGATACTGGCTTGACTGGTCCTCAAGGTCCAATTGGTCCAGAAGGTCCTCAGGGTCCAAAAGGTGATAAGGGAGACCCGGGAGACAGTACTCTCATTCTCAGAGAGACCACTTGGCAGACACCTACTTTAGGAAGCTCTTGGGCTAATTATGGTGGCTCTTATACACCTGTCCAATACAAGCGCAATGTTGACAATTCAGTCACCTTGAGAGGGCTCATGAGGTACGGAACTACTGGAGCACTTTTCACGCTACCACTGGGATTCAGACCAACAGGAACAGAGATTTTTACAGTTTCCACAGCCGGGACATTCTTGTCAAAGGATACATGGACAACGGTTGACGGTGCAAAACTCATGAGGATAAACATTGGAGCGGACGGAGTTGTCTCTATTGTAAACATACCTGACTCAAGCTCATGGGTTTCTTTGGCTGGGATAAGGTTTCACATAGATTGATTTGGTTGGTTCACTTGGGGAGGTGAAAATGTTGGGACTTAAAGAGATAACAGGAGTGGCTCAAAGTGAGTTTGTTTTTGCGATCCTTTTTATTGGATTGCTTTGGCTTGCTATTCGACAAGTTAAGCAAACTCTTGACGAGTCAAGACAGAGCTCACTAGAGAGAGAGAAATATATTTTTGATATTCACGAGCGCCAAATGACTGAGCTTAAGGAGAATATGCTTCACGAGCGGAATAGCTCACACGAATTAATGATTGAGCAGCGTGTGAGTTTTGACCAACGAGAAACAGCTCTATTGAAGCACCTAGAGAAGAACACTGACCAGCTTGGCAATATAGCTGACACTTTAAAGGATGTTCAAAAGAACTTGAAAGGTCTTGAGAAGGACGTCAATGACAATTTCTTGGAGGTTTGGAAAGAGCTTGGCAGTAAAGCAGACAAACAAAATAAGAGGAGTGAAGACTAATGGCAAAGAAAAAGGTTGCTATTTCATATGGACATGGTAAGAACACGTTTGAGGACCAAAGATCCAAATTTGTGATTATTGACGGTAAGGTTTACGAGGAGCACACCTTCAATGCAAAACTTGGAGTCATTGTCAAGGAGCGCTTGGAGGACCATGGCATTGCAGTCTTGGAAGTGCAGCCAGCTAATGGCTTGGACGTTGCCTTGAGGAGTCGAACTGACAGAGCGAATACTTGGGGAGCTGACCTGTATTGGTCCATTCACGCTAATGCTGCAACTCCGACAGTGAAAGGGGTAGCTGGCTTCTACTGGTCCACCTCCAAGGAAAGCAAGAAAGTTGCTGATATTTTCGCCAAGCACTTGAAAGCTGGTAAGTTTGACCTTTATGGTGGCGGTGCAATGCCAAGCGTAAAGGGTACTTGGTCAGACTTCCATGAGTGCCGGGAGACTAACATGCCAGCTCTATTGACTGAAAATGGATTCATGACGAACGCTGAGGATTTCAAGCGCATTTTTAAGAATGAGGGTGAGTATTACCAGAGGCTTGCTGAGGTGCATGTAAAGACAATTTGTGAGTACCTTGGAGTTACCTATAAGGCTCCTGCAAAAGCTCCTGAGAAGGCTCCTGAGAAGCCAGCGGTGACTCCTAACAAGCCAGTCTCTAAAACTCAGATTCACAGAGTCATTGTAGATGGAAAACAAGTCGGTGCTTATGGTAATGACGCAAACGTTGTTGAGGCTGTTGAGAAAGCTCTGAAAGCTGGAGCTAAAAAGGTTGAAGTTGAGAAGGTCTAACCGCCTTCTTTCCTATATATATGTATAAACTTTCGTAAGTCCCTGCGTGGGCAGTCCAAATAAAAATTGAAGGGTATAAAGGTGATAATTATGAATAAAAAACAATGGATTAAAATTGCAAGTTTGTCGGCTCCAATAATTGCTTTAGTGGTTGCTTCTGTTGCTGGTCTTGATTTGGATGCACAAAACTCAATTGAGCAAATTGTCTTGGCTACTATTGCGGTCATTGCTGGCGCTGTTGGTGTGACTGGAGTTGTCGCTAACAATGACAAGGACGGTAATGGAATTGACGATTCAGAGGAAAACAAATAAGAAGCTCAGGAGCTGACCTTTCGAGGGCAGCTCTTTTCCTATCTCACCGGGCTTTTCACAAAAAAGGTAACACTTGCTTGATACTGTATTATGTAATAACTAATAAGTACACTAATAAGCAACCTCCTCATAAATCAAATAAATAAAAATGAGGTGGCTAATAAGTATTAACTAAGAGTTACACTAATTAGTAAAAAATAAGATGTTTAATGAGCAATTTAGAAGGGTAAACAAGCAAAATAAATACATGTTTTTTCCATTGACTGAAAGTTTGACT